TCATGATCGCCTGTTTCCCAGTCACGATCCCCATTTCCAAAATTACAAGAAGAACCTGGACTATTAGGACTTGTCATTTGCACATCCCCCAGCTACCATTCTCATATACCAACTGGCAAGCAGGCGATCATGAAACAAGACCTTACCTCCCTCAAACGCTTTTGGTTCTGTGACTGGCAACACGGACCCAAGCCCGGTTCTCGGAAGCGAACCATCGGGTGTGTCTGCCGAAAGACAGGCAAGTGTCACTGCCAGTCTATCCTCAAGGTGCCAGAGGAGAGGATCGATGAACTTCGCGCCGAGGAGCGCCGTGACCGGCAGAGACCGAGATACGCATTTCCCTCTCGCTATGAAGAGCTGACTCGCTACGCCAGAGGAGACACGCTGGCCGCTCGCATCTTGCAAGAGAAGATGGCCATGCTGATGCGGCCCGTTTTGAGTGAAATGGATTTTTCTGCTCTGGAGGCGCGCGCGATGCCTATTCCTTCTTTGGGTGGAAGGGTGTCGCCTCCGATGGGAGGTCGCAGGTTCGATACTCTCATAACCGATGAGGCAGAGTATATTCGCAGAGCAGTCCTGCCTCCGCCTCAGGTGACGCCGGTAGAGGGAAATCCAACGAAGCCGAAGCCGTGGCATCAGTTCATTGAGCCCAACAGGAGAAAGAAACCGCGATGAGCATTCTCAAGGTTGACGACAAGTGGTCCATCGAGTATGATCCCAAGAACAACGATGCTCCCGACATGTGGCTTCGCTATGGTGAGAAGCATTCTCAGTGGGAGGGGAACAATGCTCAGCTCGCGATGTTCTACGCCCTTCTGGAGAAGTCGCGCATGAAGGTCCACGTCATGATGGAGAACGACTACCCCGGCGGGGTGTTCGGCTCCGAAGAAGCGGGCAAGAAGGAGATCGCCGAACGCAAGCTGAAGGATCAGAAGAACGATCTGTCCTACCACTTCCCGATCTATCGCAGACTCTATGAGTTTGAGGTGAAATGATCCACCCACAGCACCTGATAGCTCGTCTCCGACTGCTGATACCGAACGCGGTGCCCCTCTACACGGAGGGACATTGCTTGGGCTTTCACGAGTTCCTCAAGCAGATCTACCCAAGTGCGAAGGGCTGGTATGATCCAATAGACTGCCATGCCTACACAGAGATCGGCGGCAAGTTCTACGATATCACTGGAGAGGCAAAGTTTCAGTCTTACTGGAGGCCGCTCAGCAGGCAACAGAAGAGGAGGCTCAACAAGAGATGGCTGTCTACGTAGACGGGGCTTTCATCCCATACGGCAGGATGCTAATGTGTCACATGTTCGCTGACACGACCGAGGAACTCCTCGCTATGGCTGACGAGATCGGAGTTCAGCGAAAATGGCTTCAACACAAAGGAACCTATCGTGAGCACTTCGATATTTCGAAAGGTAAGCGTGAGACCGCCGTTAGAAGAGGAGCAATCGAAATCACGCGCCAGCAAGTCGCTGACCTCCTCAGAACTCGCCGCGAAGCTCAGCATCCCGTGGGAGGACAACATGGATCACGAGGCGGTGCTGTTTCAATACTATCGTCTCAAAGGAGCGAAGAAACTCCACTACTGCCCGGACTGGGACGGAATGGCGATACATCAGGACTCTCCTGAGTTCGCAGCTTGCACTTGTGACAAAAGCGAGCTACCCTGACGCTCATGACCATTCGCTTTCCTGATAACGTCATCTGGCGTCCGATGCCGGGAAGTCAAGAAGCATTCTTGGCCTCCAGCCCCATTTTCGAGGTCCTGTTCGAGGGCACTCGTGGTGGTGGCAAGACCGATTGTCTGCTGATGTCGTTCGCCATGCACGTCGGGAAAGGCTTCGGCGCTGGCTGGAAGGGTATCCTCTTTCGCCAGACCTACAAGCAGTTGACGGACGTTATTACGAAGACAAAGAAGTGGATACCGCAGATTTGGCCGGAGGCGAAGTTCAACCACTCCGAGCATGTCTGGACGTGGCCAACTGGTGAGCAACTCCTGCTCCGCCAGTTCGCAAAACCCGACGACTACTGGAACTATCACGGCCACGAGTATCCGTGGATCGGCTGGGAGGAACTCTGCAACTGGCACACTGACGAGGGCTACAAGCGAATGTTCTCGTGCTGCCGGAGTTCCACCAAAGGGATGCCGCGCATGGTCCGCGCGACGACAAACCCCTATGGTCCAGGTCACAACTGGGTGAAACATCGGTTCAAGCCCGGTGCGATGAACATGAAGGTCCGTCGAGACCTCAAAGATGATGATGGACTGAAAGAGCCTGCCCGGCTCAGCATCCACTCGCACATCGACGAGAACAAAGCGCTCCTTGAAGCTGACCCTGATTACAAACAGAAGATCGCCGCATCGGCCAGAAACGAGGCTGAGAAGAAGGCGTGGCTGGAAGGCTCTTGGGATATCGTCTCCGGAGGCATGTTCGACGACGTCTGGGACCCCCGTTGGAACGTTTTGCCCGAATTTGACATTCCAGAGACGTGGAGAATTTATCGCAGCTTTGACTGGGGTGCCTCCAAGCCCTTCTCAGTCGGCTGGTGGGCCGTCTCCGACGGTTCAGATGTTCTTTTCAACGATGGAAAGTGGCGTTCAACCCTCAGAGGCGACATTTTTCGCATCAAAGAGTGGTATGGGTCGACTGGGAAGCCCAACGAGGGCCTTGATTTGCTTGCGACGGAGATCTCAGAGGGCATTGTCAAGCGCGAATTGGAGTTTGGATGGCGTCGGCAGGCCGAAAACTGGTGCAGAGTCCGTCCCGGCGTGGCTGACAGCCAAATTTTCGCCGCAGAGAACGGAAATTGCATCGCGACGGACATGAAAGTCCGTGTTCGTCTTGACGATGGCTTCAAATACCCTGGAATTGTGTGGAATGCGGCCGATAAGCGTCCTGGATCGCGCGCAACGGGCTGGATACAGCTTCGTCAGCGACTCAAGAACGCATGGCCGAACATCAAGGAAGTAAACGGCGAAAAGAGGCTGTATCCTCGCGAAAAACCGGGTCTTTTCGTGTTCGAGAACTGCCGCGCCTTCATCGAGACGATCCCTGTGCTGCCCAGAGACGAGAAAAACATGGACGACATTAACACCGACGCTGAAGATCACGTCGCGGACGAGTCGCGCTATTTCGTCCGATGGGCTGGCTCTGTTGGGTCTTCTGGCAAAACGACTGGCGTTTAGGGCTTGTCAAGAACTTCAACAGGGAGTAGCTTTGCACCATGACCGGATCGCTCTCGACCAAACATCCTTCCTACGCAAGCTCAATCACTGATTGGGAGCTGATGCGCGACGCCTACAAGGGCGAGCGTCAGGTCAAGTCCAAGAATATCACCTATCTGCCGCTGACAGCCGCTCACATCGCCGATGGTGCCGTCAACTCGACGACTTCGGCTGGCTATCGCAATTACTTGGCTTACAAGCAGCGAGCGAGGTTCCCGAATTTCACCCGTGAGGCCATTCAGATGGCCATCGGGATGATGCACTCCCAACCGCCCCAGATCAAGCTCCCCAAGGCGATGGAGGGCATCAAGTCCCGGCAGGGAGAACCTCTCGAGGTTCTCCTTCGCCGGATCAACACCGAGCAGTTGCTCACCGGTCGTATCGGTCTCATGGCTGATCTGCCGACGAACCCGGCACCAGATGCGGACCTGCCGTATCTCGCGACCTACACGGCCGAGAGGATCATCAACTGGGACGATGGTCGCGTGGAACAACTCGTTCCTCAGGCGCTGAACCTCGTCATCCTCGATGAGAGCGAGCAACAGCGCGGGACCGACTTCACTTGGTCGAACAAGGAGAAGTATCGCGTCCTCATCATCGGTTCGGTGGAAGGAAACGAAGAGACTGGCCTGTATCAGCAGGGCGTCTTCGTGGAGCAGGCGTTCTCTCCCTCTGGGCTGATGTCTCCGAGCTGGAAAGGGAACACTCTCCAGAAAATTCCTTTCGTTATGATCAACTCCTGCGATATCTCGTCCGATGTCGATGATCCTCCTCTTCTAGATCTCGGCAATCTGTGCATGGCGATCTATCGTGCTGATGCAGACTACCGGCAGAACCTGTTCATGCAGGGGCAAGACACGTTCGTCACCATCGGTGGCAACTTCCAAGAAGAGGATGACGTGCGTGTCGGCGCGAATGCCCGCCTTGACCTCCCCCAAGGTGGCGACGCCAAGTATGTCGGTGTCCAGAGTTCGGGTCTGTCTGAGCAGAGACAGGCTCTCGAAACTCTGGAAGCCCGTGCGGGTTCCATGGGTGCCCAAGTGCTGGACAGCGTATCGCGGCAACGTGAGTCCGGTGACTCCTTGCGTATTCGTGTCGCAGCCCGCACGGCTGATATGAACCAGATCGCTGACACCGGCGCTTCTGGCCTCGAGGAAATCCTCAAAACCTGTGCTGAGTGGATGGGTGAAGACCCGAACGAAGTGCAGGTCATTCCGAACAAAGAATTCGGCGATATGCCGCTCACCGGGCAGACGATGGTGGAGATCTCCACAGCCCGGAACCTCGGCTGGCCGATTTCTGCGAAGTCGATGCACGATCTCGCGCGTCGTCGTCGCCTCACGACCAAGACCTATGAGGAAGAGGTTGCTGAGGCGAAGAAAGAGGATGGGAACGATGCGTTCCCGTTCCCGAAGCAGGGCAACGGTTCCAGCACACAGGTCCAGCCCAACGACCCCAACGCCCCGAAAGGTCAGCCGACCGTTCCGGGTCAAGGGACCAACCCCAGCGGAAGAACCGCATCGGCGTGATGCCGATCATATAGAAGGAGCATATGGATGACCGACGTCAATATCGAACTGAGCTACGACTCCGCGGATCAGATCCCGGAAGGTTTCAAGGGCCTCTACGACGAGGTCGACGGCAAATTCACGCTGGCCGGTGTCAACGGCATCAAGACCCAAAAGGACGTGAACAACGTCCAGGAAGCGCTCCGCAAAGAGCGCAACGATCACGGCGAAGCCAAGACCCTCTTGGGCAAGTATCGCGCCTTGGGCGAAGACCCGGACGCGATCCAAACGCAACTCGATCGCATCGCCGAGCTGGAAGCTGCCGCTGGCGGCAAGCTGGACGACAACAAGATCCAGGAGATGGTGGAAGCTCGCCTCGGCCAGAAGACCAGTCCTCTGGAACACCAGATCGTGACTGGGAAAC